ATTAATACTATTATATGATTTAATAGTTTAAAATAAAAAGGAGAAATGAATTTTCAATATATAAAGTATAAATATATTATACTTAAAATTGAAAACATTAAAAATAAATTTAAGAAAGTTAAATAAGGAACAATTTAATTGGTTAAAACAACAATCAATTAATTCTGTTAATTTGTATAATAAAGCCTTAAATATAGCTAATATTTATTTTAATGAGACCAAAAAATACATAGGATATAACGAATTATACAAACAGATTAAGAATAGTGATGAATATAAATTAATGATAGCTAAAATGGCTCAACAAACATTAAGATTATTAGATAAAGATTTTAAATCATTCTTTGCTTTATTACAAAGAAAAAATAAAGGCCAATATGGATCTAATGTTAGCATACCTAAAGCTAAAAAAACTAAATATTTTAATTTAATTTTACCTAATGACCAAATAGTATTTAAAAATAATCAATTAAAATTAAGCAAAAATATAAAATTAAATTTTAAGTATGATAAAATAGGAAAAGTTAAACAAGGAATAATAAAATGGCATGGTAATGGATTTAACTTATACTTAAGTTATGAAGAAATAATTAATAAAAAGAATAAAGATGGAGAAATAAAACAAACAAATATAGATAAGAAAGGAATATTGTCTATAGATTTAGGAGTAAATAATTTAATGTCTTGTTACTCTAATGTTGGACCGGCTATAATAGTGTCAGGTAAGATTATAAAATCATATAATCAATTTTACAACAAAAGAAAGGCTAAAATTATTACAGAACTAAGAACATGCAATGGTAATGATAGAAAATGGAGTAAGGCATTATCTAGAATTGAGGAAAATAGAAATAATTACATTAATAATTATTTTAATCAATCAATAGCTATAATATACAAGTATTGCTTTAAACATAATATTAAAACTGTTGTATTAGGATATAATGAAGGTTGGAAAACAGAAGTTAATTTAGGTAAGAAAAATAATCAAAAATTTTATGCTATACCACATGGTATTTTAAGATCTAAATTAGAAAGCAAGATGCAAGAATTAGGCATAGAATGCATTATGCATGAAGAATCATATACTAGTAAATGTAGTTTTTTAGACAGAGAAAAAGTAGGATTTAATCATACATATTTAGGTAAAAGAATTAAAAGAGGATTATTTATAAGTTCTAATGGAACTAAGTATAATGCTGATATTAATGGAGCTGGAAATATTATGAGAAAAGTCTTTGATGATAAAAAAGTATTCCTAGAAGATAATGATAGGATAGTGGGCTCTATAATCAGTCCAGTAGTGTTTAATCCATTAACGCGGAATAAACCTATTAAAGTTTAAAACTAATGTAATAAATTTACATATTTTAAATGATTATACATTACATTAATGATATAGAAGAAGGAATTCAATTTGAAAGCATATACACTATATACAAGGATGAAGAAAAAATTATTTGCGATTACGGAACTATAGAAGAAACATTCAAACATATAAAAAAAGAAATAAATGGAAACACAAGCAATTAATCCAAATGAAGTAAAAAAGGAGCTTTACAAAAGCAAAGTGAATGCAAATTTAAGCCATTATAATCATGGCAATTTGTACTACACTGTCCAATTAGAAAGTGGCTTATACCAATTTCCTATCAAGACTGTAGAACCTTGCCCTGAAGGAGATTACAAACATTTTACCGATAACGCATTATATGAACTTTCTACTGACTTAGGAACCACTGATTTTCATGCTTCTGTTAAAGCATCTGAGCTTAATAGATGGATCACTTTTGCTATTGGCAATGGTAATTTTGTCAAAATAGATTAAATGATAGTAAAACAGTGGCATTCGCCTGAGCATAGTATGGGCGTCCTCAATTCTGAATATAAATTAGATCTTTTAAGGACATGTGCATGTTTAACCAGACATATTGTTATTCAAGAATTAGATTGCAAAAAGTCCTGGGCCAGACAAGATACTAAAAAATCGTTCGATTGGGTATTGAAAAATACCGATGTTAATTCGGCATTTATTTTCTTCGGGTTAAGGAAAGATTTAGGAAATAATATCTATTTGGATGTTTGTTACAGAGGAAACAAAAAGAACGAAGTTTCTCCAGAATACTTTATTTTCTATACTTTACATTGGAAATTTGCAGAACCTTTAGCAAAAAGGTTTAAATTGGTTAGTTATGGTCCTCATACATGGACTTCATCACGCTCCTACAATATATAAGACATGTCAACCATGTACGAAAAGGCACAAATTTATTATCTTAATAGAGAGATACAATTTTGTCAGAAACAAAAAATCGAGAAAGAATATATCCTAGTAAAAGAGGATGGATCTGGAATCGATACGTTAATGGTTCCGAGGTTTACTTTGAACAACTCTGATGTATTTTCAGATGTTCCTTCTAACGAGCCGCTTAAGCCTACTCCGGAATTGATCCTTAAAGCTATTAAATGGGGTATGATTCTAGACATAGATTATAGAGGAGACGAAGATGACACAATTGCTGGACATCACAGAGTAATTTATCCTTTGGTATACGGATATTCAAAAAAGAATAAGCCTTTAATAAGAGGTTTTCACTTAAAAGGATGGTCAGTTTCAAAATCTGGCCCAGTAGAAAAAGAATGGAGATTGTTCAGATATGACAGAATTTTAAACGTTACTTTCACTGGATCTTTCTTTAGATTAGCCCCTGAAGGATATGTAACTAGCGATAAAGGAATTAACACTATTGTAGCTTATGCTGATTTTAACGATATAAGAAACTTACAACAGAAATTACTGAATTCTGACAAGATTGATACCAAAGATAAAATGACCTTAAACAAGGTGAGCACTGTAAAGGTTTCTACTATAAACTTCTATACATTTGCTTTCAGCAATCTTTTCAAGAATAATGTAATTAAGAAAAAAGATTTAAAGAATACAAGATTAACATTCTGTAAACCTTTAGCCGAGTCAGAACAATGGTGCGTAATTTTGGGCATATCAATAGATTCTAATAGAACATTTAAGGTTCAAACTGAGAAAGGAAAGGTTTTAGGAACATTCACAAGTGTAAAAACTATTATGGGGGATGCTATTGAAAAGGAACACATTACAAATATAGAAGGTAAAACTGAATTTAAAGCTTTCATTTTCATATCTTCCGAATAGGTCTATATTAACTCCTATAGCGATTATAATTTAAAGCGTAAAAATAATCCAGAACTAAATACAACATACGGAAGAAAAGTAATGTCTAATCTAGAAACAAAAGTAATAAAATTTGTTATAAAAGAAGAAATAGAAAAATATTTATCTGAAGGATGGGTTGTAGGTAATAAAATAAAGACAAAAACTAAAAATGGAAAATAAAAAAACCGTTTACATAGACATGGATAATGTGCTTGTGGATTTTGAAAGCGGAATCGAGCACATGAAACAAAAGCCGGAGTACAAAGATTACAAAGGAGAATGGGATAATGTTCCTGGAATATTCAAAATTATGAAACCTATGCCTGATGCTATAGAAGCATTCAATGTATTATTCGATCATTTTGATGTTTATATTTTGAGCACTGCTCCATGGGATAACAACTCTTCATTCTCAGACAAACATCATTGGGTCACTACAAATTTGCCTATCGCTTACAAAAGATTAACTTTAACTAATCACAAACATAAAAGCATTGGGCATTATTTGATAGACGATAGGACGAAGAATGGCGCTGGAGAATTCAAAGGAAATCACATTCACATCTTCACAGATCCTAAATTCATGTCTTGGAAAGCAGTTGTAGATTATTTATTAGATAATTTAATAGCTGAGATAGAAAGAGATATACGTGTGATAGATGCAGAAAACGAATTTCACGATCATTGGAAGTGGAATTGCTAATAAAATCTTATTGATAAAATACACTAACTACTGGTATAGTACGGAAATTTGGGCGATTCCGAGTGAAATTTGTACTACCCCTATGTCTTGAAATTGTCCAGGCAATATGTACACATTGACGGTATAATCGGAAGGAGATAATTCTGGAATATATTTAATGAATTGATTTATAATTTCTTGCTGAATTGCGGAAGAGCTAAATTTAGTTTGCCAAAGATATTTTGGAATATTAGCTCCAAAATTAGGATCAGTGCACTCCCCTTGATTAGTCAACAGAATCATCTCCACTTTAGATACAATCACATCTTGAAAGTTTGTGTTCTCTATTCTGTTAGGATCATAATCCGGAAACGTAGAATCTTTGAGGTATAAATCTGAAATGTCTTGAGGCATGGTAAGGTTATATATTATTTAGGATTCTTTGTATATTTAATAAATTCACCAGACAATACTTTTGGATCTGTAGGATATAACATTAATATTTTGCCTTCGGTATTTTTTGTTTTGATTTTACCATTACTTATCGCTTTTAATTCTCTGCTTAAAAATTTCGGATCATTTTTAGATACTTTAAATTTATTTCCATTTTTATCTATGACCACAACTAACCCTTTTTCTACACTCACTAACTCTCGAGATAAATATCTAGGATCATTTTTAGAAATTTGAAATTTATTTCCATTTTTATCTTGAACAGCCACCATACCTTTAGCAATTGCAATTAATTCACCTGATAAATATCTAGGATCATTTTTAGGTATTCTTAACTTATTACCTTCTTTATCTTTAACTGTTACCATCCCTTTATTTGATCTTTTTAATTCTTTATTTAAAAGTCTAGGATCATTTGAATCAATTATGAAATTATTTCCATATTTGTCTTTAACATTTATTTTTTCTGCTATTAATTCTCCAGTTTTAATTCTTTTGTCTGTGCATGATACTTTAATGCGTTTTCCTTCTTTATTTTTAACTATTACTTGTTTTTCGAAAACATGAACTAACTCACCACTTAAAAACCTAGAATCACTATTATAAATAAACATTACATTTCCATTTCCGTCTTCTACTTTAATTTTATCTGTATTATAGTGCTTTAATTCGCCAGACAAATATCTCGGATCGGTAATATTCACTTGAAATTTATTTTTGTTTTCATCTTTAACACACGTTTTTCCTGAGTTTATGTGCGTTAATTCTCCAGATACATATCTAATATCTCCTCTGTAAACTTGAAAAATATTACCGTGATTATCTCGTACCACTATTTTACCATAAGTATTATGCTTTAATTCACCATTTAAAAATCTAGGATCAGTTTTAGATACTTGTAAATAATTTTCTTCCTTATCCTTAACGCATACCATGCCTTTATTTATTCCTACAAGCTCTCCGGAAATATATCTAGGATCAGTAATAGATGTAGAAAATATTTCATTATTACTATTTTTAACAGTTATAAACCCATTAAGATTATGTTTTAGTTCGCCAGACAAATATCTTGGATCTGTTTTGTGAACCGACATAAAATTTCCATTTTCGTCTTTTACTGTTACTATATTATTTCTGCTAAATCCTCCTCCGCCTAAAACTATATTATAAGTATCAGTTCTAGATATAAATTCTTCATTAACTATTTCTGCTTCTTTAGCAAGCATATCTTCTTTATTATCATAAATAAAAAGTATTTCTTTAATGAAATTTTCTTTACCTTCATTTCTAATAGCTTTTACTATATTTGTGCCTGATCCCATGTATTTATCATTCAAATCATCAGTTCCATGTATACCAACATAAATCATACCATTAATTTTATTAGTAATTTGATAAACTAAATAATGTGATTTATTATAATTTTGATTTGGCTCTAATAATAAATTTAATAATTCATTATCTTTTTCTAAATTTTGATATTCTTTCATGACTTTAATATATCTTTATTTTATATATTAAAGAAAAACGTCTTCATCTACAAAAAATTCATTATCGGATTTCAACTAACGAGTACGATTTATGAACGCTCTGGTAGATCTAGACATTTTTAATACTGTTTCTTCAGCTTCTTTTCGCATGGCTTCGCCCATTTCGTAGTATTTTTCATAATTAATTTTAACATCGCCAGCCTGCGGCATGTCATCAAATCCTAAAACTCTGGCCATCTCTATGTATGAAGATCCAGTCACCCATTTTATGAATATAGGATCTCCGAATAATGCTTCTGGAGGAATATGCGCATATACTTCTAATATTAAGTTCTTGTCTAAATATGTCAATACCTCGAATCTTTTTGTATTGGAATCGAAATGAAATTTTACAGTATTTTTAGAATATGAAGATAATGCATCATTGAAGTTGTTCATGGTAGTCAAAGCTTCTGCCCATTCGCTCACATTAATGCTGGCAACATAAGACTGAGATGTAGCACCAAATCCAATAGCATTGGTAGGAAGAATATATCCTAAGTTCCTCATCTCGTTGTAGTTGACCAAGTATATCCATTTGATAGATTCAATTTCATCCGGCAAATAAAAGAATTTACTATCAGTTGATCTATTTCTAAACATTTGAATTAAATCAACATAATAATATGTTCTTTGAGTCGCATTCATGTACCATCTGTAAAACCATCTCAAGGCTTTTTGAGTGATGATCCTTTGAATTGCTTCGTCAGGAACTACTTTAGGCAAGGCACAGTTAACTGTCAAATCTTGCTGAATAAGATCTACTAACTCGTTTAATGTAAACTTATTATCCATTGTTTATTATAATTCTTTCTTTTTTATAGGATTTACTTTCTTGGAATGTGGATCATAAACATGCCAGAATGCACTCTTGTTTGCCATCTTTACGCTTGCTTCTATTTCCACGTTATCTAATATCTTTCCTGAACGAAATACTCCATTCTTCATTACAGATTCCTCTATAGATTCTCCATCGAACATACAATCGTCTAATTCTGAATTATTTTTTACCTTGCATCCTGTTATTTTGCATTTATTCAAAGTAGTTCCATGTATTTCACAGTTCCAAATGTGGCTTGCTTCTATTTCGCAATCAGCAAATACTGCCCTGTGCGCTGTGATATTATAAATCTTGCATTCGATAAAATCGACCTCTTTCACAGTGTACATATCTTGAATAACTGCATCCACTATTTCGAATCTTCCTTTTGAGCTGTTATAATTAAACATTCCTCCTTTTATAGATCCTGCCTTAGACATCTTTATTATTCTGAATAATTTGTCTTTGATATTAGGCCAGTTCTCGCTGATAACAGAAATATCTCCTTCTCCATCGTACTGAATATTAATGCCTTCTATATTAGACAAGAATTCGTCGTATGTTGAATACTGTGCATACCAGGCAATATTATTATCTAAGTAACTGAATAACTTAATGTTATCCTCTTCCGTCACCGGATCAAATCCTGTTTTAGTGATAAGGATAAAATAGTCCATCAGTTCTAAAATATCGTCTACTTTTTGATGATAATCTTTTCCTCCAATATAACGCCACTCAAGCCATCCTAAATTCTTCTTCTGCAAATTAACTCCATAATACTTAGTATCGTCTGGAAGAATCAATCCTGTAGAAATTCTGTTCACAGCCGTCTCAGCATCAGGAAAATCAGTGAATGGAATGATCCAGCTTATAGATTGACAATAAATGTTATTTCTTCTGTTAGGAAACTTCTGATAAATTACCTCTTCGTTAAGGCTCAATATCAATTTCAAAGGATTCATGTTCTCCATCTGAAGATTTTGATCCTTGAACGATATGTTAATGTGAATTGAAGAGTTATCGTCGGTCCATCCATTTATATCTATGAACTTAAGCATTTTAATAAGGACGATTCTAGCTTCTACATAAGACATTTTGCCAGTAATAAACTCGACCATGTTATTTCCTCCTGACCAATCAGGCTCAATTTTCCAAGAATCTGCAGTAGGCACAAAGGATGAGTGATAGGTGCTAAAACCCCATATAAATTTTTCTGAGTCAGCAAAATAAGCATTCAGCATCTCCAACAATTTTATGTAAGAATAATCTGTAAAAAATTCAATTTCCCACCCTATGTCAGCTTGAGTTAACAAACTCCAATTATCTATAAATTTCTTATTGAATCCGTCCATTAGTTAAATTTAAAAATATATTCTTTATATTTTATGTATTGAGTTTTATTAATTTGTTCATGGATTTTAGAATTTTCTTCATCTATTAAAATATTTTTATTTGCAGTTTTAGAAATAGCATTTCTAGGTAAATTACAAATATCTGCACATTCTTGTATATGAGACCATTCTTTTATTAAATTTCCATTTATATCATATTGATATATTTTACGTGCTCTTGGATGTGTAGCTCCTTGATGGCCACACATTTTTCTGTTTTTAGGGTCTTTAAATTGTTCTATTGCTAATTTAGATAAATTATTTTTAGTT